CTGACCTATGAGTGTTTTGGCGTCGATCTAAGACGTACGTGCTAAAAATAACTCAGGGTTCGTCTCTGTGTTCAACATGTTCTTATACTGTATTTTATGCCTCTGACTTGTCTGTGGTTTAGAACTGTGCTTGCTTTTTGTTTTGAACGTTTGTCTGACTGTTTTCCTGACCGTCTCACTACCAGCCTTACTGTTCTAGAGATTGTGTACTACCTTGTAGCTATCACTCTCTTTGTTGCTCAGTTAGTACTTCTTTGTACAGGGCGAAGTGTTTGAAATATCTTGCCTGTGAACATGTCTTCCTCTGATGTTGCTCGATCGGAACGTGTCTTGGAAAAAATTGGGTCGAGGCTCGGCCTCACCCCTGAAGGTAAGCAGTGGCTAATTGCTGCTGTGGATCCTTACCATGACACACCTGTCGATTGTCGCGGGTATCCGGATACTAATGAGGCTGCCTCTGTAGTACAGGTCGTTAAGATGTCTGCTCAGATTAGTCAGCCTGGTGTCACTGCGAATACGAATTGGGATCTTCATATCCATTCGTTTCCGTGGGAGACACCTTTAGTCAGTACTCCTGGAAACTACCTCAATAGTAACACAACTGACCAGAGAGGTGGAAATGGCCCTTGGCTTGTGGGATCTAGTATCACAACTTCTACGCCTGGTTTCTCTTCAGCGATCGGGTTTGGCAGTGTGTCCTATGATTCTGGTCCTGCTGGCTCCACCACTCTATTCACTGCTTCGTCGAATGGCATTGTATCTCCTTTTTACAATGAACTCCGCCCGTATCTAAACGGCGAATATCGAATCATTGCCAAAGGTTTTGAGGTGATTAATACCACTTCAGAGCTCAATGTGCAGGGTTTGTGCACTGTATACCGTCAGCCGTGTGAACCTGTGGATGCTGCGATGACAACTTCTGTCGTTAGCCCTACTACTACTCAATTTGGTCTTGCTTTCCCTAGTGTTATCCAGACTGCTATGCCCCCATTGGGCACTCAAGAGACTCTTCTTCTTGATGGTTCAAAGCAGTGGAAAGCCAAGGAAGGCTGCTACGTTGTTTCAACCCTATCCTCTCCAGAGCTTCCTACAGGTCAGATCAACTGTTCTCCGAACATGTTGTTGTCCAATAATGACCCTGGAAGAGGAACTCCTCCTAATGCGGGTTCAGCCTGGAATCTCGGACGTGCCCCTGGCAATTCAATTCCGAGTGCATTCCAGTATTTGCCTCTTGCAGGCGATATCCCGCTTAATGTTTTGAGTTTCGGCGCTGCCGATTTTCAGAACTTCAACCACGCCGGTGCCTACTTTACCGGTTTGTCATATGAAACTACCCTCCAGCTCAACGTAATCTACTACATCGAGCGGTTCCCGTCTCAACAGGACTCGGACCTCGTGGTTCTTGCTCGACATTCTTGTCGCAATGACTGCGTAGCACTTGATCTCTATTCGGAGATCGTGCGTGAGATGCCAGTGGGTGTCCCTCAGCGTATGAATGGGCTCGGAGAGTGGTTTTCAGATGCTGTCTCCTCGGCTGCGGATTTCATTTCGCCAGTGCTTAGTGCGATTCCACATCCGATGGCTCAGGCAGCAGGTATGGCTGTGAAGACAGGAGGAAATATCGCGAAATCGAT